GTCGATTGCCCGGTCGACCTACTCTTTGTGTATCAACCAATGCTGCATTGACAATGGCTGTGAATTGCTCGGCCCAGTTAAAGTTTGTTGGATCATTCCAATTCACTGTGATGTTGGCAAGATCTATACCGTTGAAATCTGTGACATTTTCTGTAGTCTGCACGGAAAATACTTTGAGATATCCTTGTGCTTCTGTATTGCGTTTTGGTGTGTAACCAACTAGATTAGCTAATCGAACCACACTATCGCGTCGTTCCGCAGTGTCAATGTAATTTTCACGGGTGTTCAAGTCATTGCGGAAAGCCATAGCCTGGCCCATGAACGCAATCACATCTAACATGGCAATAAACTCAGACGATTCAATGTAATCGTTGAATGATTCAGGGTAGTATTGTCGTAGATAGTCTACGAAGCTCTTGCGTAATGCTTCAAAGTCGTAGCTCTGAAAGTCTGCTTCTCTATAGGTCTGATAGATGCGCTTCCAATCTTCAACTCCGAATACAACTGTTTGTCTAGTAGTGCGTGCCATGATAATATGTTATTGTTTTATTTACCGAAAAAATAAACGGCTGCTTTTATACAAAAGTGGCTCTTCGTTGTTGCTGATTAAAAAATACACTCAGCAATTGGGCATCGGTATTAGGAACAAACTGAACTTCCAGTTCGATCAATACACCATTTTCCTGCGGATATACATTGACATCAGTGAGGTATACTCTAGGGTCGCCCCCGGCCACTCGCTGTATTTCTCTCTGGATAGCAGCCATAGTGGCCTGATCTTGGCTTTCAAATAACAAATCCCACAAAGTAGTACCGTAAGCAGGGCGGCCGGGCAACTGTCCTTGTGTGATATTAAACGCATTAAGTAGATCGCGTTTGATCAATTCACCATCAACCAAGGTGAATTTTTTAAATTGATTTTGTGTGTTGAATCCGATGAATGTAGGCATACGGATATTTATCCGGTGCCTTGGGGTGCGAAATCTGGAACAGTGATTTTAGGATTACCAATCAGTGCTGTCACTGCTTGATTGAGATTGGTTCGATTTATTGTATTGTTGAATCCTTTTGCAGCCACAATACCTGCTTCCAATGGGTTACCGCCACCACCTAAGAAAGAATTTGCACCTGAAAATACACTGGCAAATTGTGCAGATGACGCAAAACTAGTCATCGCGCTGGTTAACCCAGATGAAGAAAGCAGTGAACTAGCCAACGCTGATCCACCACCTCCGGATAACAAACTGCTTACCAATGCGCCCGAACCTGGTGCAAAGTAATTGGCAGCCAATGTGCCCAACGACCCAGCGTTGATCGATCCGCCAGACAGTAATGACCCAGCTAATGCGGACCCTGAGCCGCCGGTTAACAATCCGGTTAATGCAGATCCAGCACCACCAGACAACAAACTGCCAGCACCACCGGATAACAAACTACCGGCACCACCAGACAACAATCCACTTATATTGCCACCTATGCCCGAAGCTATTGCACTAGAAATACCTGATACTCCGGTTGCACTTGATAACCAAGCGGTAGCAGTACCTGATCCAAACTTTGTGGCTACATTTAATAATGGGCCTAGCTGTGCAGATGATTCTAATCCTGTAATGGTGCCAAGCTGTTTGAGTTGATCAAAATTCACATTCATCAATCCCTGCTGGACCTGTGTTTGTAACCTGCTGCTGTCTAGCAATGAGTTTATGTTAGTGACTCCTAACTTACCAGTCCAACTAGTAGGACTACTTAGAATTTCTGTGAATTTTGCAGGATTGAGATTGATCTGATCTGCTAATCCCGGTTTGATCAATCCTGACAACTGCAACTGATCAGCATTGAGCCCAAACTGCCCAAGTCCTTTCACATTGGTTATAGCATTCGCTGCTTGATTCACCGACGCTGCTGTTTGTGCCACTAGTCCTTGAATTTGTGTTGATGCGATGGTGCCAATACTCCGAGCACTGATTTTTGTATTGACAAAATCACTCACAGTGATAGCATTTGGAATCACTGCTCCTATCTTGGTAGGAAGATTGATAATGTCACCTATCTGTTGTGTAAGTGCTGTGGCTTGCGGGCCTAGTTGAGCTAACGCCGATGATAACCCACCAGTAGCTTGAGTAACTGCATTCACTAGGCCGCCCACAGGAATACCAGTCAACCCACCTGTGCTGACTTGTTGAGTGAAAACAGCTTTGGCTTGTTCAGCAGTAGCGCCCGCAGGACCTTGTACCTCATATGTGGCACCATCTGGTCCTGTGAAGGTAAAGTTGCTCATGATTTTCTTATGATGCTCCAATTGGTAGGAACTGGCTCTGCGGCTGGCGGCGGAGTAGGATTACCTTCAGTAAGACTTACACTTGTTGCCACACCTTTGTTATGAAAAGGATAAGGTTCATGTGTAGGGGCACGAGTCACGATACTTTCTAATCCATTGGGTTTTACTTGCCACCCAGTTGAATTGTTAAATGTAGTATCATCCAATGTGGTCTTGGGATATAGTCTAGGGGTGGTAACTGTTGCTGCACCACTGCCATTGAGATCGATCCTGTCTGATTTGAACTTCAAACTCGAGCCACCATTCCAGGATCCGCCACTTTGGCTTTGTAATGCCAGGGTGCCATCACTGAGAACCCCTATGGTTGTTTGACTGTAGATGGTCATATCGCCTTCACTGGCCATCTGTAAAGTTGTCACGGCACCAATATTGGTAGCAGCATTGGATTTCATATTGATATTGCCGCCGGAATACATATTGATGTCTTTGTCGGCATGCAAATTGATAGTGCCTTGTGTTCTCACATTTACTGAGTTGGTAGAATAGATGTCTACAGTACCTTCTTGCCCTAGTTCAATCCAAGTCTGCCCATTGGCGTGAACGATGTAGAAGAAGTTTTCACTGTCATTCATCATGATCTGATGGCCTTTGGCAGTTCTCAATCGGAACAATGCATTGTTGTTTTCTAGATCGCCATCATCCATCACAAGAGTATGCCCGCCTTTTCTTCCGACCACGGTGACATCCTGTGGTCTTATCGCGCCGGAACTGAGTTGTTTTCTGATGGTATTTGGATCTAATCCACCTTGATAGATAGGCTGGCCCGGAGTAGAGATTCCATACACGGTGCTGGGGCTCTCTCTTTGTGCGTTGGAGATAATAGGACCGCGTTCAGGATCATTTATAAGTCCTTGCTGAAAAAATATCGCAGCTTGGTAGCTATGCACTGGTTTTTGTTGATCAAAAAATTTAGGATTCTGATCTAGTTCTTTATTGCCTGTGTTGATTTCGGTGACTGGTAACTGTGGGGCGTTGGTAAAATATTCGGCCTGAGTTTTATTCTGTGTGACATATTCACTTTGTTTGGCTGCGCCGATGGCTGGCAACATGTGATTTAATCCATCATCAATCACACTACCGATGTAGTATCCTTGATCAGGATCTCCTTCCACAAAGAAACACATGACCGATGAGCCCATATCCGGCGGCGTGAACCACATGCCATAGCTTTGTTGATTTCCTGGATACCCACCCACACCTGCATTGGTACTGGTTTTTTCAGTGACTCCATAGAATGGAGGTAGATATCTTACCCAGCGCCAGGTTTCCGGATTTGTGCTAGGTTGTCCGGTGGCAAACTGTTCGATAAAAACCTGCAGGCGGCCTGAACGAGTGGCATCTATATTGTTCACAATGCGGCCAATGAACGGCCCCATCTCCGCAGGGGTACCTCCACGGTCGAATTTAAAATTCTGTGTTCTGCCCGATGCCCGATTGATATTTTCTGCCATTGCGAATTTGTTCCTTTATGCCGGTCGGCCTTGATCGTCGTTTACTATACCTTGTGGTGCGGCTGCTGTGGCCACAGGTGTATCTCTATTTAATGATGGATTGTCTGCTCCACTGCCAAACCCACCTGATGGCAACTTAGGCGGAACAGCCACAGCAACTGTGGGTTGCAATGCTAAATCTTGATCAGGAAAAGTTGCAGGTCTAAGTTCTGCTGTGTTGATTGAAGCGATTGAATTAGCCGGCAATGTACTGGAGGCCAGTCCTAGTGAGGCTGCTGGATTTGCTGCCAGAGCGTTGATTGCTGCGTCCGATCCAGCACCAAGACGAAATACAGGTCTACCCGATTCATCGGTCTCTATTCTAGGAGTCGGTACGATTATAGGTCTACCTGAGTCGTCAAATCCAGGGCCAACAGGTACAACCACTTTTGGATCAGTTTTTCTTCCGGAATCAGCAGCAGCTACAGCTTTCTTGGTAGGTGATTGTAACCAATTTCCAGTGAGCTCTTGAGTGAATCTCCCTCCACGGAATATACTTTTGACTGTGGTAGCGGTATAACTCACTGCCTGCTGTGCAATCCCAGCGGCACCATTGTTACGAGCAGCACCAAAGTTATTTTTACCCGGATCCATGAGCCCAGTGTCAAGATCATAGTCAGTGGGTTTGTTCCAAGCAAATTCAAAATATGGTGCACTGGCACTGGTATTGATACTGCCGTCGGGGAAAAATGCCGATGTGGAAAATTGCCCGACCTGTATGTTGGTAGGTGACGGAATCCAGGCTGGATCACCCAGTATCTTGAGATTTATAGTAGCTGTATCTGTTGAATACAGATAGTCGGCAGCATTAGCGCCTGCTTCGAAAGTCTTACCAGTTCCACCTTGCCCAGGCTGGCCACTGGCCGGCATATATCTTTTTTTCCATTGCTCTCTACTATTCACTAGGCTAGCTGTGGATTCATTGCCTGCTCGAACACTTATGTCACTGGTCAATGCCTGTGTCCACGCATTATTATAAGCCTGTTCAAACTCCATAACCTGCGTATTTTGTCCAGTGAACCAATAGTTATAGGTCTTGTGTACACCCCTAAATCCGGTATTGTCAAAATATTCACTGAGCACCGGAATTTGATATGGTGCTATGATGTATGTGAGTCTATAAGCAAAATCATTTTGCTTGGGGTCATATTGTAATTGCTCGGCCTGGCAAGATATGTTAAACCATGCAAAGTTCTGTGCGGGTTTGCCATTGGCTTCCCACTCGTTGGTTTTACTATTCCAGATTACTTTTTGTTGGTCAGTGATGTAATTGCTGTTGCGTAGAACTGTGTCAATGAATTGAACTATCTGTTGTCCTGCTGTGGCAGATCGTTGCCGCACAGTAGGACTCAGGTTCTGTCTTTCCGACTGCAATTTGTCTGCGGCAGTCTGTTGTGGAGGGCCCCCGGCAAAACTTTTGTCCAGCGGCCCCGGTGGAGCCACCTTAGCATTCATCAACAGTGGATCAGCAAATTTGATCGCATACTCGTCAGGTATAAATCCTTTGGTTTTAGATATATTTCCCCAATAGGCATTAAGTGCCGCAATCAGTCCGGTGCCTTGATCCGTGGTACTGGGTTTAGGAGCAGCATCTGCTTTGGATGGAGCCGCAGAAGCATCTTGATTGCTACTGCTTGCTCCTCCGGATCTACTATCTGCCATACAATTTATCCATAAAAATCATTTAAAGAATTTGTGTCTATGGCTGCGTCTAGCCCACCAAATTCATCAGTCTGCCCTGCAAAAC